TTTTTAGATGTTGCATCTGTGTATGTTACACCATTCAACACACCAACCATAGCAGTTCCAGCAGCAGCAGTGGTTATATAACCACCAGTTGAAGCATGGATGTTTACTTTTACAGGTTCACCTTGAAATATATTAGCACCATGACCAGCATCTATTTGGTATTTAGACTGACCTTGAATAGCAGGTGTGTTACCTACTCTCATTGCTGCCTTTAAACCAAACCCTTGACTGTTTGCGTTTGCCATTTTGTTTTCCTATATTTGTTTCGTTGGTTTAGAAATTGTTAAAAGAACTATTTCTTTGTACCACCGAAGGTTACACGTGTTTGCCTATCTTGATTAATAGGCATACTTGGGTGCTGTTCCTTCAAAAGATCGTTGTTTACTGCTTCGTCTTTTTCGCGAGCCATACGTGCATAATACTCATCACGCTGTTTTGCAATCTCTTCTGGTATCCTTGCCAGCACAAGGCCTCCGCTTCCGATCATACCTGCGTATTTTCCTTCAGTATGGCTGTTATAATGTTGTCCTGGATAAGCATCTGCTCTAACCAGTGACCAACCAGCCCTTAACTTGTTAGTTATATTATTAGAGTTGTCTTGGCCTCTTATTTCAGTTGCCAGCCATCTCTGTCTATAACCGTCTGGCGCAGGTGGTGCTTCCAGAGCGTTGGGTGGAGTCCAAACTTTTGGTTTTTCTTCCGCTTGCCTACTTTGGCTTGCGCGAGAGGTTTTTATATCCTTATCTGTCATATGCTTCTGCCCTCCTTCGCGTATTTTTCTCTTGCATAATCTTCTAGTGACACACCAATTCTTCTAGCAATTGCTACCTCTGTGGGTGTGAGTGACACAGTTTTGTTGCGTCCTGTTGCAGCTGGACGTTTAGCTGAAGCTACAGTTTGAGCAGGTTTTGCTTTTTCTGTAGTTGAATCATCGACTTTATCAAATTTGGAAGGGAATTCAAGTCTTAATCTGCGATCTAATTCATTAAAATAGTCATCGCTTGAACCTTCATATCCTTCACCCATAAGATCATCGTGAATATCATAAGCCGTTGCTGTCATACCTTTTACCTTACCAAACCAAGACTTATTGTTATCTATCCACTCTTGAGTTTTTTCATCAATAGGGGGTCTTTGTTGTGGTACAGGTTGTTCTTCTGACTTTTGAACGTCTGATTCTTTTTTAGTTTGTGATGCTTTTAAATCAGCTAGTCTAGCCTCTTCATATCCTAATCTAGATATTTCTTTTTGTGCCTCTATCTCAGATTTAATATCATTATCTTCTCTAGCTTTAGCTAATTTAGCTGTTGCAGCTTGTACACCAGCTTTGATTCTAGTTTCAACTTCAGAGACATAGTTGGTATCTAATTTTTCAAGTCTACCTTTTAACTTATCTCTTTCTGCCATGATTATTTTTGTATACTCAGAAACCTCATCTCGTTGTCTTTCGGCTTCTCTTCTCTTGGCAACTTCTTTATTGATTCTTCTCTTTACGTTAAAACCATATTTTTTTATTTCTTCTTCAGAAAATCTTTTATCTTTTTGTTCTTTAGTTTCACGTTTATCTTCTTGAACTGGAACATCAGATTGCTGATTAGATTCCGAAAATGTATCATCGGTGCTACCACCGTCTTCAAGTTTTGTCTCACGTTCATTTTCATGTGACTTATCCTCCGCTGGTGTTTTATCTTCTTGTTTATCAGTTGTAGATTCTTCGATAGGTAATTCTACCTCTGCACCTGGGCCAGAAGTATCTATGTCAACTGTTTTTTCTTCGTCTGCCATTACTCCTCCTTAAATATAATGCAATACAGATTCTGGGTCAGAAATAGTTCCTAACACTTCATCATCATTTAGTAGTCTAACTTCACCACCTTCAATAGGTAATCTAGAGCCTGCATATCTAGCAAAGATAACCCAATCACCTTCTTTGCACCATTGTCCTGTTGGAAATTTATCAGAATCATTATAACATAGCGGCCCCATTTTAATTACATAACCACAATTAGTTGCGGTTCTTAATTTTTCTAAGGACTCTTGTGCAATGATAATACCACCTTTTGTTTTTTCTTTTGGTGTAAAAGGTAATACTAATATTCTCCAACCAGATGGTTGAGGTAATTTTGATACTAAATCTTGTATGTTATCAGGGGATAAAGGTTCTTTTTCCTCTGGCTTATTTTCTTTTTCTTTGTTATATTTTTCTTGTAAAGCGTTCCTATGTTTTGGAACTTCCTTTTCCGAGTTTAATAATGTTGTCATCTTCTATTTTTTGCTCCTTTGGGTTTAGCAGGTTAGAGATTTCCTGTAATACTATTTGGTAGGCATGTGCCTGTCCTAACATATACTTATATTTTTCCATGTTGTCAACACCACCCGCCACCATCGCATCAGCAATGTTAGTATGATTTGTTTTTATAAATTTTTGTATTTTAGGTATTAATTCTATATCATTCATGTTTTCCTACTCCTTCTAATAGACTCTTTGCCTCTTTTAAAAATTGCAGCGACTTGTGATTTACCCATAACTTTGGCACGCTGTTCTCCAACAGTTAGAATTTGTATTTTCCTTGCAAACGGTTTAGATATCTTTTTAACCTTTGCAACAGTTTTACGAGCATCAGTAGGAGTCGCAAACTTAATTCTAACAGTATCTTTAGGATTCTCATCTGTATAGAGTCTCCTACCAGAGCCTTTAGGCTTTTTTCCCGTTCCCTTTTTTGGATCCGCCATGTAATACTCCTTTTAATGTTTTGGCTTGTGCAGCATGTGTTTTAGAGGCTTTTTGTAAACCTTTCATCACTTTTTTTATTTTTGCCTTTGCTTTTTTCATATTTTAAACTCCTGTAATATTTTTATTTTTTCTTCAGCTTGTGCAATCTTATCAACTAATTTATCTATTTCATCTAAATGTTGAGGATGTTCTCCAATTCCAACAGGTTTTTCTAAATAAATTTTTATTGTAGCTTCCGCAGATGATATATCTGCGTTGTATCTATCTTCTAATGCTTGTAATATAACTGATCTAATATCCACTTAACATTTCCATCTTCTACGAGCCTGTCTTAGTCTTGAATTAGGATCTCTCGCAGCTTTTGGAAATTTTTTCATTTGTCCTGCGCTTCGCGCACAAAAAGACTTACGTCTTTTGGCAGCTTTAGATCCTGGTTTGACTTTGCCAGTAACCGCTGTTTTTAACTTAGAGCCAGGATTTAATCTCCTATAGGCTTTGACCCCAGCTTGTGTCATGCCTGCGCCCGATTTTGTCGAACGAAAATTTTTTTTATTTCTTGGTGGCATTGTGCCTTTGGAATATTCAACTCTCATCATTAGAAGTAAGTTATCCTCGTCATATCAACTATGCCACCAGTTGCTCTTTTAGTTCTTTTAGCAAATGTTGCTGCTCTACTAGGTGTAGGGCCTGTATTCGCTTTTGCTTGTTTTCTTCTTACGGCACCCGCACGCTGCCCTTTGGTCATCGCTCTTGCTTTCGCAATGGGCACGCATTTTGGATAATTTTTTCTTTTTTCTCCACCACTGCGCCCACACTTTGGGTACGAACCATCGGATCGCTTGTTTGCAATATCGACCCAATTCTCTTTTACCCATGCACGTAAACCTTTTTTAGCCATTACGAATTTTTTCCGTAAGCGTCCTTATTCATTCCTCTAATACAAACGCCACCGCCTTTGCCATACATACTACGCATCATTCCACCACCCATAGCTTTTTTACGGCTACCTTTTTTACCACCTGGTGTAATTTTTCCAGAGCATACTCCAGAAGCATACATGTTAGCATATGCAGACGGGTAAACTTTAAATTTACGTTTTGCTGCTGCTTTACCTTTTGGACAGAGTTTTGCCATTATTTTTTCTTCTTCATTTTAGCTTTTTTCTTTTTAGCCATTACAAACTTTTTTAATTGTGGCGGAATCTTCCCACCTTTTCTTGCTTCTACTCTTCCAAGATCTTTTGCACCTTTTCCGTCAGCAGCAAAGAAAGGAACTTTCTTTCCACCTTTATTTACCATTTTTAATTTAGCCATTATTTTTTTCCTCCGTTTCTAAATATTTGTGTTCCCTTTATACCATATATGCTCGCAACTACAAGGATCCACAGGTTTGTGAACCATGACGGCAGCTGTGAGAACATCTCAAAAAACAATTTTACCTTGTCCATAGCAGTTGGATCGTCCGATATGACTGCGTAGGCGAGCACCAACACGGGCAAACTAAGAATTATCAAAACTGCCTCGTCTTTCCAATCTGATTGTCTAGCCTCTAACAGTTTTCCCTGATAAGCCTCCTCACCCTGAGCCATTTTCTGTGCATGCATTAGCTGGGCCTCTGACATAGCCATCTTTGTACGTTGTTTATTAGCGTATATCTTACTACCCGCAGACATCGCTAATTTAATAGCTGATAACCACATAATTAAAATAATTTAGCGTTTCTTTTTTTCTCTGGTAACATAGCTTTTTGGCCTCTAACCGCAAAAGTCTGTGTTTCTTGAGGATTTGTCATCTCAATCTCAACACCACCAGTTTTAAAACCGTCTTTGTTGATAAATTTTGAGTGATTTACCTCTACTTTACCACCATCTTTTTCTTTTTTCATTTTTTTCTCCGTTTTTTATTTTTACCAGCTTCAGAAAGTGCAATTGCTAGTGCTTGTTTTCTAGATTTTACCTTCTTATCTGACTTACCAATGTTCAACTTACCTTTTTTGAACTCCTTCATGACCTTTTTAATCTTTTTTTCGCCTTTTGTCATCTAAATCTTAGTTACTAGGTATTGTTTTAGTTAATATTGTCTTTTGAATAGAAGTATCTGCACGTAAATTAGCTAAATCTTCATTCTGCTCACGTTTTTCTTCTTGATTCATTTGATTTAATAACGTTTTTAGTCGATCTAACTCTAATCTATCCTTATCTTCTTGACCTCTTCTAAAGTTTTCCATCTGTCTGATGTCTAATTCTCTAGATCTTAACTTCGCAATAGGGTCATTATCAAATTGTGATGTAATTTTCTTCTCTTCTTTAGCAAAATCTTCCATGATCTCAGCTACAACTTTAGCTTTGTCAGCTTCAAACTTCTGCATTAGTGCAGGATCTTTTTGTAACATTTGTAATCTATCTGCATATTCTAATTCTGTTTGTTCTTGAGCCATCAAACTAATATGTTCTAAAATATTTTTATCTAATGCTGCCATAACCATAGGATTATTTCTTGCAATGTTAGTTGACATAAAAGTTAAGTGTGCTGTCATGTGTGCTCTATGATCTTGACCACGCATTGCTTTAAAAGGTTTACCAGACAACGCATCAATGTGTTCTAACGCTGGATCTTTTGGCCCTTGCGGTGCAGGTCTTGGTAAAATACGATCTATATTTTTTACACCTAACGCTTCATACATTTGACGATACGCATTATATAAATTATGCATTTTAGGTTGCGAACTCGCTAACTGTAATTCTGTTTGTGCTAATGTAATTCTTTGTGTTTGTGAAAATATGTTTGGATCTGCAACAGGAAGTATATCTATATTCTCGTTAAAATCTTGTATCTTAATAAACCTCGAACCACCGACCACGTCATACGGATAAGCAGCAGGTAAGTATGTTGCAAAACATTTACCTAATAACTCAAACTCTTGTTTTAGACCAACGTACATTCTTTTGTGGATCGCTGACATAACCCTCGAACCACGTTCCAATAATGCCATAGTTGTACCCACTGCACTTCTTTGATTACCATCACCAACTTGCATATCTGCGATACTCGCGAATCGTTGACCTGCTTGAACTACAACTCCCATTAGTTGAAGGAGCGTGGTTGATGGTTCCTTAAATGGTAAAGTCATAAATGCTTCTCTCAAATTACCACCTGGTGCATCTACATCTCTAAACTCACCTGGTTGTATAGATTGTGCATCATCTCTGATTCTAATACCACGCATCTTAAATCCTGCGGGTAAGTTTGATAAAGTTCCAGCATCTAATAATTGTCTTAATGCTTGTGTTGCAGTTCTAGATAAACCACCAATCATGTGTATCAAACCAAAACCATAGAATCCTAAACCTGGTAAAAATTTAAAATGTACAAAGTAAGATATTTTCTTTTTAAGATTATCGTTCGGTTGATAGTTTCTTCTAATAGATAAAACTTGTCTTGATGCTTCTTCTATAGTTACAATATATGGAAGTTTAATTCCTGTCAGTGTTCCATCATCTAATCTATCTTCAAAACCTTCTAAGTCTAAATTAACATGGCACTCAATCAAAGTATAAATATTTTCATTTACAGTTCTCTTTTCACCTGCAAGTTCTTTTTCTTTTTTATCAACTTCTGATTCTTGATTGTAAGTATCTGGTAATTCTACATCTCTATAAAAACCTGCAACTTGTTGTTTACGTAAATCGTTTTCAGAAACTTTAATTACATGCATAACAGCATCTGCATCATCTAACGATGTAGCAGAATATGGCACCACTAAATCATCTGCAGGTACAAATTTAGAAACGGCTCTACCTAATAAATCATCGTAGTAAACTTTTTTAAATGCTGATCCACTTAGCGGTAGGTAGAACAGCATTTGATCAAACTCAGGTTCATATTCTTTCATCTTGTACATGAGTTGATAATTCATAAATTCTTGAACACGTTGTGATTGTTCTTCACGTTGTGTAGTTATGGCACCAATAATTCTAGTTCTAACTGGGCCATCAGCTGGTAATAATTCTTTGTATGCTTGTGCTTGAAATTGTGTAACTGCTTCTGCAAGCACAGGGTGAGTTACTCCCGATGCACCTTTGAAAGGTTCACTTCTATTGTTATATTTAAATCCTAAAAGATCTAAACCTTCAATATAAGATTTTTCCCAATCTTGTCTTGATGCTCTATAATCTGAATATTGTTTATTTAATTCTGATCCTAACGGTTGTAAAACTTCTTCTGGTAAAATTTCTGCAAGATTATCAAAATGATCTTTTGTGTTTGGTTGATTAACAGAACCTGGTTCAAAATTTACTTCGGCTCCACCATCTTCTTTTTCAGTGACAGAAACTTCTCCAGGATTAGGAATTGATTCTTGTTCTTGTACAACCTCTACAGCTGCTTCCTCTGGTTTCTCTATTTCAATAGTTTTGGTTACTTCGTTTGGAAGTGCTTTGTCTATTTCTGCCATTAATTTTCTCCAATCTTACAGTTTTAACTTGTTTTAGTGGAACATTCAACCCTTGTGGTGTTGGCCCTGATTTGGGTGGTACCGTTTTTGTTAATTTTTTAACCATCAATAATAAATATGTTTTGACGAAGGTAAAGCACTATCTTCATAATCTTCAGGGTGATTTATCAGACCTCCTTCCCTAAATCGTTTGACAGCTTGTGTTGTACTATCTACCAAATCGTCATTTTCACCAAAAGGGAAAGCTGCGCATTCTTCGATAACTTCTTGAGCCCATTCTTCTCTTTTTGGAGCCCAGATACAACCGCTCTCAAAAAGGGGTGCAACTGAGTTTACTCTCGCATGTTTATCATTTCCTTTGCTTGGTGTAAAGGTAACAACTGGTATTCCCATCCTTCTAAGTTCAAAAGTCAGGGGTAATCCTGATGCTTTTGATTCTACTATAACGGTCTCTGGAGACCAATATTTATATTGTTCTAATGCTAATCTACGTAGTTCTGGAAACTCATATCGACCTTTTACACTATCTACTAATATTAATTGTTTACCTTTATCTTCTAAAGTAAACACACCCCATGTTGTTATTGCACTGTAATCAG